TCAACAAGAAGGCAAAGCAATCAAAGGCAATGCCACGGCGATGAGTTTAATGACTTTTAACGCAGACAAGCATGGAAGATTACTTGTAGAACAGATGAACATGGGTCAGAAACAAGGCACAGCGGCTCAGGCAAGAACTCAAGCAGAAATTGATGCTGCAAAAGTAAAAGAACAAGAAGCAGCCGTAATCAAAAATGCTAAAGATAGGATGGCTGAACTCAGCAACAAGTTTCTAGAAATTTTAGGCAGTAGTGGATTGTTAGGCCCTGCACTTGCAGCCATGGAAAAAATGTTAAAGTTTTTAGTTCCGTTCATGTTAGAATCATTTATATTCATTGCTAATAATATAAAACCAATAGGTTACGCAATGGCTGGTCTAGGAGTTGCTATCGGTATTCTGACCGCTTTAATTATGGCAAATGCTGCTAAACAAGCAGCAGCAGGTCTAGGGTTAGACAAATTAATTAAAGGTACACCTAAAGGCATTAATCCTGGTGATTTTGTTGGCCCTCCTGCACCTCCAAGACCGTCGCCTGCTGCCGGTAAAGCCGGATTGTTATCAAAAGCCATGACACCTATAGCAGGACTGTTTGAAAAAATGGGAGGTATGCTTGGCAGATTTATGGGACCTCTTAGCGGTATATTTTCTAGTTTTAGTAGTTTAGGAGGAATGTTGCTTAGATTCGCAGGCCCTATAGGCATAGTAATAGGTGCTTTTCAATTAGTCAGTTCAGTCATGGAGGAATTTGGTTACGATTTTGGTGATGTAGCAGATTGGTTCGGTGAGAAAATCAAAGAAGTTGGTGCATTTATCGGGGGCCTTTATGACGATTATTTAAAACCAGTGTTTACCTTTATTGGCGATTTATTCAAAGCCACAATCAAAGGAATAGTTTACGGTATTACTCATTTTAGACTAGGACTGTTACATCTACAAGACAAGTTTATTAAAGCGGGAGAGTTTTTACAAGACAAAGTTATCGATCCTTTAGGCGATTTTATGCATTTCCTTGCCGACGGATTTGGTAGTTTCTTAGATAAAGTTTTATCTATGCTACCAAATTGGGCAGGAGGGATCAGCGAAGAAGAAAAGCAAAGAAGAGATCAAGTAAGACAGGCCGCTAACGAAGAAAGAAAAAGAGACATAGAAAGAAGAAATGCTGCTAGAAGAACTGCTGCCGACGAGCGTCAAGCAAGAATAAGAGAAGAAGAAGCCAACATAAAGAAGGCAGAGGTTGAGAGAGAAGCGAGAAAAGCAGCCAAAGAAAGAAAGAAAGCGGAAGAAGGAGCGACAGGAGCAACTACCGCTAGAACAGAAGCAGAACAAAAAGCACAACAACAGGCTACCGCAACATCAACCGCACCAAGTTCTTTCGATGATCCTACAAAATTAGCCAGAGAATACGCATTACAGCAGGCAGGTAAACGCCCAACCATGGGTGGCGGAACTACCCAAGCGCCAGCCCAAACACCGACTGCTCCTGCAGCACCACCGGGATCTGCTCAACCTGGTATGCCTCCTGCAGGCCCACCTCCTAGCCAAGCAGTGCAACAAAATATGGCTATGGTAGAGGATGCTTTGAAGAAACAAGGAATCACAGATCCAAAATATATTGCTGCGGTCAAAGCCAACATTATGAAGGAGACTGGCGGCAAGAGTATTTCTGAAAACATGAATTATGGCACTACTTCTAATCAACGTATTAGAGATATTTTTGGTTCGAGGGCTGCTGGAAAAACTGATGCCGAATTAGATCAAATCAAAAAAGATCCTACAAAGATGGGAGAAATGATGTATGGATCTGGAACCAAACTTGGTCAACAAATGGGCAACACAGAACCAGGAGATGGTTTCAAATATCGAGGTAGAGGATTCATCCAACTTACAGGTAAAAACAACTATGCAGCCGCATCAAAAGCCATTTACGGCGATGATAGATTAGTTAAGAATCCAGATTTAGTCAACGATCCTAATGTCGCAGCACAGGTATCTGCATGGTACATGAAAAAAGGACAAACATCAATGGCCGGCAGGTTAGGAATTAATACTTCTAACATGTCTCAAGCAGATGCTAACCTATTAGCCACAAGTCAAATTGCTGGTGGTGATATAAGACAAAAAGGCAAAATTGGACAAGAAATTCTAGGAAAAGTAAATGCCTATAGCGGACAATTTGGAGGAGGGACTGTGACTCCTACTACAGCAGCCGCTCAACAATCTGTAACTCCAACTCCACCAGCCGCTACCACAAGTCCTCAAGGAACTGCTACACCTACAGGAACATCTAGACCAGGAGCACAAAGAACTCAAGAATCAGCAGAATCGTTGTTGGCACAGTTAAATAATAAGATGGACCAATTGTTAATGGTTAACAATAGATTAGCAGATTCCAATGACAAACAATTGAGAGTACAAAGATCTATTTCTCAAGGTGCGATGGCTGCTTAAACGGATTATATATGAGTTGGAAAAAATATTTTACACCTGTTAATGTTGCAAATATAAACGTTCCATCAACCAGTGTGGCCGGAAGATCAAGACCGGGCCCATATAGAATGAATTACAGTTCATTCTTACCAGATGTTTACGCAGGAACTCCTAATAGAATCGAACGATATATGCAATACGATACTATGGATATGGATTCCGAAGTAAATGCTGCCCTAGATATTCTTGCAGAGTTTTGCACTCAAAAAGATAAAGAAAACTCAACACCATTTAATCTTAATTTTCGAGGATCCCCTACAGCAACTGAAGTAAAATTACTTAAAGAAAGTTTACAAAAATGGAGTAGATTACAGCAGTTTGAAAATAGAATTTTCCGTGTGTTTAGAAACACAATGAAATATGGTGACTGTTTTTTCCTTAGAGATCCAGAAACTAAAAAATGGTTATGGGTAGATGCCGCTAAAGTTTCTAAAATAATTGTAAACGAAAGCGAAGGTAAAGTTCCTGAACAATATATTATTAAAGATATAAATTTTAATTTTGTTAATTTAGTTGCTACAACTCCTCATCCTGTATCTAATACTAGTCCTAGCGGCACAGGAAGTTACACATCAGGTGGCGGCTTTGGTAGAGGTTTTGTAGGTGGTGCTGCACAGCCGCCCGGTACTAGATTTCAAAATGCTCAGAACGAAGTTGCTATTGATGCAAAACATGTTGTACATATCAGTCTTAGCGAAGGTATAGATCTCAACTATCCTTTTGGAAATTCAATCCTAGAATCTGTATTCAAAGTTTATAAACAGAAAGAATTACTTGAAGATGCTATCATTATCTACCGTATACAACGTGCTCCAGAAAGACGTATTTTCTATGTAGACGTTGGAAATATGCCAGCACACATGGCTATGAGTTTTGTTGAACGTGTAAAAAACGAAATACAACAAAGACGTATTCCGTCAAATTCGGGTGGCGGGCAGAATATGATAGATGCAAGTTATAATCCGCTTAGTGTAAACGAGGACTATTTTTTCCCGCAAACTGCTGAAGGTCGAGGCAGTAAAGTAGAAACTTTACCGGGAGGAACTAATCTTGGAGAAATTACAGATCTGCGTTATTTTACTAACAAATTATTTAGGGCTTTACGCATTCCTGCTGCATATCTTCCTACAGCAATAGATGAAGCACCTAACACATTAGGCGACGGAAAAGTAGGTACTGCTTACATACAGGAACTAAGATTTAATGAATATTGTAAGAGATTGCAAAGTAATATTGTAGAAACATTTGACACAGAATTTAAAATGTGGTTAATCGATAACGGTATTAACATAGATTCTGGATTATTTGATCTTAAGTTTACGTCACCTCAAAATTTTGCTGCATACCGACAAGCAGAATTAGATACAACAAGAGTAGCCACATTTGCACAGGTTATGCAAGTTCCACATCTTAGTAAAAGATTTGCTATGCAGCGATTCTTGGGAATGACAGAAGAAGAAATTAAGGAAAATGAGCGATTGTGGAGAGAAGAAAACGGATCTAAACTACAACCTGTAGGTGATGCAGCAGCACAACTTAGAAGTATTGGCGTAACCCCGGGTGCTGTAGCAGGAGAAGCAGAAGGACAAACTGCTGAAGCACCCTTAGACATGGCAGCACCTGCAGGGGATGCAGCCGGTGCAGAGACTGCTCCTTCCACTCCGGCACAATAAATACACTATGCTTCTCAACGAATTTTTCTATTATAAAGATAACAAAGACAGTCTTGGATTTGATCGTAGATACGACAATTCCAAAGATAGTTCCGTTTTGGAAAAATCTGATACTAGAAAGTTAAGATTAACCTTAGGCCAAATAAATCAACTTCGTATGCAGAGTGAAGCACACGAATTTGAGGAGGAGTCGGAACTAGAATTTATCAAACAGATGTACGCGACTCCAGTTGAAACAGCAGAATCCTAACCTTGAACCAGCATTTATACTCGGAAATGGTCTTAGCAGAAACAGATTAAATCATCATAATCTGCTGCCATTAGGAACAGTCTACGGCTGTAACGCAATTTATCGAGAATTTGAACCAGACTTTCTTGTGGCAGTTGACGTGAAAATGGTCAACGAAATCATATCATCGGGCTATCACAGAACACATCAAGTATGGACTAATCCTAATAAAGGAGTTAGTTCTAAACACAATATTAACTTTTTTAATCCGCATAAAGGTTGGAGTTCGGGACCAACAGCGTTAAATCTGGCTGTAGAGCGTGGGCATAGAGATGTTTACATATTTGGTTTTGATTATCAGGGTGTACAGGGTAAATTTAATAACATTTATGCAGACACTTATAACTATAAAAAAAGCACAGATGTAGCCACATATTTTGGTAATTGGTTAAGCCAAACCGAAAGAATTATCAGAGAATGGGCTAAAATCAATTTTTACAGGGTAATAGAAGACGGTAATTTTATTCCAGATCGATTAGAAGGTATCAAGAATCTGAGTCATCTTACGTACACACAGTTTGGAGATCTTTTTCCTGGCTGTATTTACGATCAAGCAATCAATCAAAAAACTACCATTTAAAGCCCCTTTTTATATCTTTTTGTAAATAACATACAGCCCAAACCACTTGAGGAGAAAAAAACATGGCCGATAAAAAAATTGAGCAGATGCTCGAACATTTGGTAAACGACGATGTTACCAAAGCAGAAGAATTATTCCACGAGTACGTAGTAGCAAAATCTCGTGAGATCTATGAAAGTTTAATTGATTCAGAAATCGAAGAAGCAGCAGAAGAAGACGAAGAGGAAGAAGACCTTGATGAGGCTGCAGAAGACGAAGAAGCAGAAGAAGATGATTTAGAAGAATCATCTGACGAAGACGAAGAAGAAATGGATGAAAACTTCGATGAAGTTGCTATCGAAGGTGACGACGAAGAAGACATGGGTGCTGATGCAGGCGACGATGCCCTAGGCGATATGGAAATGGGCAGCGAAGAAGGCGAAGAAAAATCTGAAGAAGAATTATTCCAAGACCTAGACGCTATTGTTGACGAACTACAAGCCAAATTTGACGAACTCAAAGGCGGCGACATGGGCAGCGACATGGGCGGTGAAGAAGGCGAAATGAAAGATGCCTTTGAACCAGAAATGGCAACAGTACGTGAATATGTTGAAAAAGTTCCAGCAGGACACGGCGCTGAAAAGAAAGGTGCAGCAGAAGCCAGCGGTGCTAACACAAAATCTATTATTGATAATATGAAAAACGACATGGGCGGCACAACCGCTAATATCGTAAGCGGTCGTGATGGTGCTACAGGTTCAGAAACTGGTGCTCTAAAAGGCAACGGTGTTTTGAAAGGCAAGCCACAAGATATGAACACAGGAAATGTAAATGTTCCAGGCGGTAATGCAGGCAAAACAGCATTTACTCACAAAGAGCCAGGACATGGTGCTGAAAAGGCTGGTGCTAAAGAGCAGGCCGATAATAAGCAAAGTCTTTTCCGTGGTCGTAGATAATAGGGGCGAAATTTAGGTGAGAACTACTCTAGCAGAACACTTGAGTTACGATCAGGCTCAGATTGTTCTTGAGCGAGATGAAAGCAGCGACGGTAAAAAATCGCTGCATTTAAGCGGAATTTGCATCCAAGGAGATATCCGCAATGCAAATCAACGTGTTTATTCTTCTCAAGAAATTGGCAGGGCTGTCAAGACGCTCAACGAACAGATCTCTGGCGGATACTCCGTGCTAGGCGAAGTTGATCATCCTCAGGATTTAAAAATTAACCTCGACCGTGTCAGCCACATGATTACTAAAATGTGGATGGACGGTCCTAACGGCTACGGAAAACTTAAAATCCTCCCAACTCCAATGGGTCAGTTAATACACACTATGTTAGAGTCGGGAGTCAAACTAGGCGTTTCAAGCAGGGGCAGCGGCGAAGTAGATGGCAGCGGTAATGTCCAAGGTTTTGAAATAGTAACAGTGGACGTTGTAGCGCAACCCAGCGCCCCGGGAGCATACCCAACACCAGTTTATGAACACCTCATGAATAACACAGGTGGATATCAGGCATTTAAAATAGCACAAGAAGTTCAAGGCGATCCAAAGGCACAACGTTACATAGCAGAAAGTTTAAAGAGAATTATCTCTAAACTTAATTAACAGTAGGAGAATCACATGCTAGACATCGTAAAACAACTGTTTGAAAACAATGTGATTTCCGAAGAAATCAAATCGGAAATTGAAACTGCTTGGAATAGCAAGATTCAAGAAAACCGTGATCAAGTTACTCAACAACTACGTGAAGAATTTGCTCAAAAATACGAGCATGATAAATCAGCAATGGTAGAAGCAGTTGAAAAAATGCTTTCGGACCGTTTGCAGGCAGAGTTATCTGAATTTGCAGAAGATCGTCAAGGTCTAATCGAAGCCAGAGCAAAATACGCTGCTAAAATGAAAGATGATTCAAAAACAATGGAAACATTTGTTTTGAATAATTTAAAGAAAGAAATTTCAGAACTTCACGAAGATCGCAGAAAAGTAGCAGAAAATTTCGCTAGATTAGAAACTTTTATTGTCGATACTCTTTCTAAAGAAATTGCAGAATTCTATCAAGACAAGAAAGATCTTGCCGAAACAAAAGTTAAACTCGTACGCGAGTCCAAGGCTAAGTTTGAGCAAGTGAAAAAAGAATTTATTCAGCGTTCTTCAGATATCATCAAAGAAACAGTTGCTAAAAATCTTACAAAAGAAATTAATCAACTTAAAGAAGATATTGAATCTGCTAGACGTAACGACTTTGGTCGCAGAATTTTCGAATCATTCGCAAGTGAATACTCAGCAAGTTATCTAAATGAGAAATCAGAAACTGCTAAACTTCTAAAAGTTGTTAAGCAGAAAGAAATGGAACTTGAAGAGGCAGCAAAAATTGTTGCAGACACTCAACAGTTAGTTGAGAATCGTGAAAGAGAAATCAAAACTATTCGCGATTCGGCACAAAGAAAAGAAGTAATGAACGAACTATTAAATCCTTTAACAGGAGATAAGAAACAGGTAATGAAAGAACTGCTAGAATCGGTTCAGACAGATAAACTGCGTTCATCATTTGACAAGTACTTACCAGCCGTAATGGATGGTGGCGTACCGGCAAGAAAGGCATTAGTAGAGGCAAAAGAAGTAACAGGCAATAAAGAAACCAACAGCGTGAGTAGCAGCAAGGACGATCATAACATATATGACATTCGTCGACTTGCTGGAATATAAAACATTAATTTAGGAGAAATTATAATGTCAGAACTACTAACAAGCCGTTGGGCAGAGACCAAAGAGGCCCTTCTTGAAGGCCTACAAGGCACCAAGCGTTCAGT